GACAGGTCGCGCTGCAGGCTGACGCCAGTGAACTGCGCCGTCACCATCGACTTAAAGCCGGAAGGCTTGGAGCCGTCAGCAAAAATGCCGCAGATACCGTAGTTGCTTCGGATTGAGCAGTTGAAGATGTACGGAGAAGCGGAGAGAGTCGTATCAGTGTTGATTGTCTGAGCGCCAGACGCTGGCCTGGGGCCGACAATTTCGTATTCGGCCGTGCGCGTTACGGCAAGGCTGTTGTCAAGATTGCCGGTATTGTTGACGCCACCGAATGCCTGAACGATTTTGGCATAGAATTCATCAAGCTCAGCCTTACTTGCAAACTGAAAGCAGTCCAGTAGATGGTGCGAGGATGTGCTGCCGACTTGATCCATGAAGGTCATGCCGAAGTAGTATCCAGCGCCAGTCACCTTGAAGATGGCTCGGCGGTTGCTGCAGTCGGATGCCTCGTCAGCAGGCGCCGGAACCGAGCCAGGCCGAACGATCGTCTTGCGGAGGTCGATGTTGCACAGGCTCGCGCCACGGACCAGCAGGATGCCCCCGGTGCCGGAGGGGTTGAAAGCCTCCAGCTCCGCATCCGTGGGATCCTTGCCGTTCTCCCACTCGCTCACGGACGCAGCCCCGGCGCCATTCAGGGCGTAGGAGACGCCAGGGGACAGGAAAATGCTGACGAGATCAGTATTTGCAAGAGGATTTTCGTAGTATGACTTGGCGGTGATGATACCGGCTTCAATAACAGCGCGGTTGATTGTCTTGAAGGGCCTTGCCGGTGTGTAACCGCATTCCAGGCGCTGAAGTTCAATGCGCTCAGTCGCTGATCCGCTTGTTGAGTAACTTCCGCTTACGAATCTATCACTGCCGATATATGGATTGACGTACAGGACATAGGGTGCGGACAGCGGATCACTGATGACAGCGCCAGAGCCAATTTCAGCGCCGCCGCTCAGCTGGCGAACAGCATCGGTGATCGCTGCAACCTGAGCGCGAACAGTGCCTTGCGAGCTGTTGATGTTGTCGAAAGAGCCGACCTGGCCACTGCGGACAATCTTGGTCACAGCACAAGCGCGTCAATACGCACAGTGTAGATGCGCTGAGATTGAGCCAGTTGGCAAGTCTAGGAGAAGGGGCCGATCAATGGCTTGATGCCAATTCCATCTTTATCCTTGACGACGACGAACTGAGAAGAGTAGTTGATCGCTTCGTCTACGGAAGCTCCGATTTCACCGGGGCCAAGCAGAATGTCGGCTTCAATCCATACGGCATCCTCTTTCTCGCAACCAACGGATCGCTGATCCTGAACGCGAAGGCGGACTCTTGCCTTTGATCCAGTTTCGGTCATCAACATCAACCTGATGAAGCCTCTTGCATCAAAACTGCCAGAGCCTGGATTGCTGACAGGTATGAATCCATTGAAGCTTCCAGATCCCCTGACCACATCTTTGACGCTATCACCAAAGTCTTCGCCAATAGCAGTCGTGTCGAGAACTGTTGGATCGGTTTGCAGCGTCCATTCGCGGCAGCCAACAAGAATCGACCAGCCACGCTGCTCCGGGTCATCGGCAACGCTTGTCATTTCTTCCGGTAGGTCGATATAAGCGCTTGCCCCCTGCTCTCGTTGAGGCATTTCCTCAAACAGAAACTCTCCAAGAGCTTCAAACGCAATTTGGTAGTCGGTTGACGAGCTGTAGGGAGCAATCAGCAGATTTTTGTAGTCAACATTTGAGAAAGTGATTAACTGGTCTGGACTTCTATTGATCGCTCCGTTTTCAGAGGTATAAAAAGTAATGCGATCAAGCTGATCACGATTGACGTAGGCTTCAATCACCCGGTCAAAACCTGTCGTCAGCTGCGTTTCCCAAAAACCGGCGGAAATCGTGTAAGCGAAGAAGTCGTCAGCGGGATCCTGAAGCGTGCCAGGAACAATGAAGTCATCGGCTGGATCACCAGGTGTCCCTGGATTGACCATCAGCGGTGCAACGTCTGACTTCCAGAAAATCGTGTTTCCGCTTCCCCTGTGAGCGGTTTCAGGCCCCTGTGCCCAGCTACTGCCACCCCAAAATCTGTGCCCTTCTGGACACGGGGCGTATTGCTGGCTGGAGGTTCTTACAGGAAAGCCGAGGTACGAATAGATCAGGACTCTCTGGCCGGTCCAGAAAGCCTTGTCTTGGCAGAAGATCGCATTGGATCCAGCCCTGCTGGACTGCGGGAAAACGGTGGGCTCAGGCCATTCCCGGCTGAGCTGCACATAGCCGCCGTAGCCAAGAATGACAGACATCAGAAGGAACCGGTGATAGGACCGCTGAACTGAATCGAGATGCTGATGCGCAGCAGATCACCAACAGAAACAGATGCACCGCGAGAGGTGATGATTGCCGTTCCTTCACGCGAGCCGTTGCTGGTATTCTTGATCCACTCAATCTTCAGCGTACCATCGGTCGTGTTGTTTTGATCAATGGCGTTGATCAGTCCTGCAGCAACCGAATCAGATGGATCGTAAAACAGTGTACCAGAAAACGTGTTATTCCTCAGCTTGCTGCTGACGTATGTTCGATCGCTGGCACCAAGCGCCGTAGTTTCAAGTGCGGGCTTCTCGGTTGGCTGTTCAGCAGAAATGAAGCTGCCGACATGCTGGCCGTTCCAGTAGACGTATGCGTCTGCGCCGGTTGCAATGCCCATTGGACTTGAATACTTTGCCTCATTCTACCGCCCTTGGTCAAAGCTGGCTAACAGCTAGTTGAGCCCCCTTGGCCATATCTGGCCAGTTGTTGGAACTGAGCCACCTCCTCCACCGCCACCGCTACCGGAGATTTCAATGTTCATAAAGTAGGTTGGCCCCGTTCCATCTTGCTGAAAGCGTTTGTAGTTTACACGCACTGTTCCTTCAGTGCTTCCGCTAACAAGTGACACACTTGAAGCTGAAAGCGAAGTCGTAGCCTGATTCGGTGGATCCTGGTTAAATATCGCCATCAGATAATCCTTGCCCCAAAAGCCATGGAGGCCGACGTGTTGGCGCCACTACCGTTCAGCCTGAGAAGAATTTCCCATTCTTCAACTCCAGCTGTTACCACGAAGGTATCGCCAATCCCAAGTGTGTTATTCACGTATGTTGGAATAATCCCAAAATCTGATGGGAGCTGTGAATTGTTCATGTAAAAAGAGTAGGGGACTCCGGTTACAATCGGATTGTAGTTGCTTGTGTAAGCCGGATTTCCAGAAGCTACCGCATTTGGTATGAGCAGGGAAAACGCTGTAGAGTTTCCACCTGCGTAAGTCATGGGAATTGGCAGGCTGCTTACATAGTTTGTTGATCTTCCTGGGATTGAGTAGCTTGACACGCACGTACTGAAATCAGCCCCAGAGCTAGTCGTTCCAGCAATAATTGATCCAGCTCCATAAGATCTTCTCAATGTAAACAATGAATTGAATGAGAGTGTTTGACTTGCGTTTGAGGTGGAGATTACTGGAGTAATGAAATGCGAGAAAAACGTTTTATCAAGATCCATCCAGCTAGCCACCTGATGGCTTGGATGTGAGATAGTAAATACAATATTTTGCGTTGTGCTTTGCTTGAGCACAAAGTAAGAATGCGTATTATTTACCTGAGATGTGTAACGCAAAAGTTCTGCGTTAGTTGCAGTGGACATGCTGCCAGAGTGCATCTGCCTTCCAGATGGAGAGCTGGTAGTATTCGAGAAAAAATCAAGCCATAGGGTTCCAGTCGGAACATTTGTTGAAGTATTCCATCCAGTTGTAACTTGAAACCAAAACCCAGCAGTTGTAAACTGGAACCAGTAGAAGCAGTCTCCGTAAACCTTTCCGGCTGAGTATGTAATTCTGAGAACTCTGTTTAGAGTGCTGCCAGACGTAAAGGCTGAGTGCCAGTCCGACATCAAACCAGCATCAATAAAGGCAGACCTGAACGCATCTGCAAGCTGTGTTGCAGTCCAAGTGGCCGTAAGTGAATAGGTCTGCTTGGTGACTGGCATGATCAGCTGTTGAAGGAAAGAATTGAGAACTGAAGGGCCAGCGCCCTGGTCACTGTATCAGTATTCTGAACCCTGAGGTACACAAGGCCAGCTGTCGGCTGAACGAGTGGGACTGGCGAGAGTCGGATGGTTTGTGGTGTCGCCGTGGTTACAAGTTCTGCGTAATACTCGCTACCAGCTAACGGCAGTGTGCCGCCTGGATTTGTTCTTGCATCAGCGGCGCGTGCAGCACTGGTCCCGTACACTCTAATCCAAGCTGGAGTGGATGCAGTAAGGCTCAGCAGCTGAAACAGGCTGTTGCTTGACAGCGTGAAGTCTGCGCTGGCGCCAGCTGCAAGCGATCCTGTCGTATGCGTAAGCGTACCCGCTGAAACACCGGTTCCAGGCGGCTGAGCCCACGTACCATCGGCCCTCAGATAGTTTGATGTTCCGCCACCGCTTGCGGGTGCAAGACCGGCATCGCCACTGGAAACAAGTGGGAGTGTCGCATCATTGCCGGTGCTGCTCTGAAGTAGCCTGATTGACGGTGTATATGACAGATCAGTAGAAGATTGCGGAGGCGCCGCCCATGTGCCATCTGCTCTCAGGAAATTGGTAGTGCCACCACCAGAAGACGGTGCAAGGCCGGGGTCAGCGCTAGATACAAGCGGCAGCGTAACATCATCGCCAGTGCTACTTGCAAGCAGCCTTGTTGACGGCGTATAGGCAAGGTTTGTTGGAACATTCGGCTGTGCGCCAACTTCAATGTTGTCCAGCTTCAACTTATCGTTCTTCGACATCCCGCCATCGGCCGTCTGGGTGGCCATGGGCAGGGAGAGCACCGGATTGGTGCCCCCGGTCGAGCTGAGGGGTGCTTCGGCGCTGACGCTGGTGACGTACTGGGTCGGCTGGACCGTGCCGCCTCCAGGGCCTCCTGGCGTTGGCAGAGGGGCCGGCAGGATCGGCGTGGTCGATGAACCGGTGGAGTCCGGCATGAGCCGAGCCGCCAGCTCCATCGACATATTTGATACTTCTGCGCCACCCTCCACGCGATTGATACGTGGTGGGGAGTCTTCAATAAAGTACCAGAGAAGCCCAGGATAGGCCGAGCCATCAAGAAACAGCCTCAGGTCATCACCAGCACCACGAAAAAAGCTTTCGTAAAAGGCAATCGGCGCAAGTCCCCTTGAGTTGATGCAGGTGAGCAGCACCTGGGCGCACAGATAGTTCGAGATATTCCTGAATTCAACTGTAAGCCTGCCATCGTATTGACGATTGCCAAACTTGCGTCTTGACGAAACGCCGCCAAGACTTGTATCGGACCCCACCGGAAAGCGCGGGGCCACAAAATCCATTGACGAAGGGGTGATGTCTGGGAACTGTACGAAGTTCATTTTTCAATCACCCAGTTTTCGTCAGTGGACAGCCCTCCCCAATTCTGGGACAAGATCAGCCTGCCATTTTCATCAGTCGGAGTCTCAATGGCATTTGCGATGAATCCGCTGTTTTCGGCCGGATCAATGTCCAGAATTCTGTAGGTCTTGTAGTCGGAGCCGGATTCCTTGATCACGAAAATGATGCCAGATGGTGAAGCCGTGCCATCTTCGTTGATCGTCAACTCAGATTCCGTGACCTCGCTTTCAAGGATGCCATCCCAGATCATCGCCTGATAAGTTCCAGGCTCAATGTCGGTGACGGAAATCACAAGGCCATCGCTCTTAACGATGCCAGTCTTGTATTCATTGAAGAATGTCACTTCAACAGGGACTTGCACATAGTCGCCTGGCTTGATTGGTGCGAGCAGCGAGTCCTGCGTCAACTCCATTGTAATGCCATGTGTTGAAAGCCTGCGAATACGGGCCTTCATCTTCAGATAGTCAATCAGGTGCTTCTCGTTTGTCGCAAAATCTGATAGATCAAACGACTGGATCGGATCATCCTCCGACGAAAGCGCACCAGCTTCGCGCAACAGAATCTCGCGCTCAACAGGGAAGATCCCAGGATTCGTGATCGTGCTCAGTTTCCGCTCTTCCCGCCAGCGACCAGAAACCTTGATCGACCTACGAGACTCTTCGTCAATCGCCGAGAATGAGAAGCTGCGCATTTGCAGCAGGCCGAATACACCCTTGATGTCAACGGGTGCGTTCCAGTTGGTTCGGTCACCCTCCACGTACGGGAACATGGGACGCAGCACGTAACGCCCATCAATCTCCATGAAATACAGCAGGTGCTCTTCCGCTTTCTTGGCTACCCATTCCTTGATATTCGTCGGGAGATAGACGAGATCACAGAAATACCTGTTGTCGTAGCACCACTGAGCTGATTCACGGAAGCTATCAATGTCAATCTGCTCATCGCTGACCTGATCGCCGGTTCCGTAGACCGGATTGGTGAACAGCTCAAGAGCGATGTCGGGGAACAGGTGCGTCGGCCCCGGCGTCATGTCATTCAGGAGTCTGCGAGCCTCTGGATAGCCAGCGTTCGCATAGCCAGAGAGCTGCCCCAGCTGCTGGAATGTGTTTCCAGGGAGGAGGTTCAGGCCGACAATGCCCATGTCCGGGTAGAGCGGCAGCGTCTCGTTCTGAACGATCTCGGTCACGGAGACGATTTCATGCTCCGGTCCGCCCTCAGCCGTTGAAGAAACCTCAGGGAATACGAATGTTTCAGCTAGCGCGCCAAATTCATCGACGAACTGCACGCCATCAGTGTATCCATAGCCAAGGTTCCCGTATCCCTGCGCCTGGTCCTTGTGGACGGCTGGCAGCCGGAACGGATCATCGCCATCGTTGACAACGCCAACGTCACTGCCGTTACCCTCTTTTCCATAAACCTGCAGCACAACTGATTCGTGCGCTCTGGTGATCAGATTTCCATTCGCCTGCCGCTTATCTTCGATCAGGACGTAGGCGCCAGAAGCGTTACCAGATCTGATCTCCCAGCCAGAAAGCGGCTCAAACTCAATTTCCCACTGTTCAACGGTTGGGAACTGGAGTCTGACCGTATTGAACTGACTTTGTTGATTGATTCCACGAATGCAATAGCACTCGGGAAAGGTGATCCATTCTCCAGTGCTGCTGCTTGGTCTGACGCGAATCCTGAAGAACGAGTACCGCATCTGAGCGGTCGTTACCGTTCCAGACGTATAGTTGAATTGCTTGAGCGTTGATCCCTTGGAGATCGTGTCGCCCCTGTAGTCAAGACATGCCTTGTTATCTGCAGCTCCGTAGGAAATAGTGTCCCTGAAGTTGCACAGATTGTTGATCCTGATGCCAAGAGTGCTCCTGATGATGATTTCAATCAGGCGCGTCGGCCTTGTGGTCGTGATTGTTGCAATTGAAACCCTGAACAGGTGCGGGAAATTTGTTGCCGTGTAGCGGTCAATGTTGCTGCCAACGTTCGCATTGACACGGAGGTCGGAAATAGTCGTCAGATCAATGACGCCGGGTCTGACAACGGTGAACGTGGCTTCAATGCTTTGACCTGGGCGCGGATCTTGTGAGCCAGGATCAGAGAAGTTTGCCTCGCTAGTGAAGACCTCGCCTTCGGGGCTGCGCCCGGTGCATACGACAAGAGCCGTGCCGAACTTGTAAAGAGAGCCGATCTGAATTGCGTCGTCCCACTGCTCTTGCTTTCCGGCGATGGCGGAAGCGATGTCAGCGGCTGGCTCGCTGTAAAGCTCACCCTTATTTAGCGTTGCTTGAACCGTTTCCCTTGAATCAGCGGTTGATTCAACAACGTAAATAGTTGAGGCTGAACTGTAATTGCCGGAGAATGTCTGGTTGATGAAGTCGACATCGTAGTTTGCTTCAACGTCGGTTTCCTGTTGAACGTTGACGCGGTAGTAAGTTGACGGCTCTTCGTCATCGTCAACTGCCCCATTCACGAATGTAATCTTGAATCTTGAATACAGCAGCGCCTTCTTCTGATCGTTCGTCAGCCCGGAAGCGTTGTACTGAAGTCGCGTACTGAGTGTTACGCGCTTGCCGGACTGCTGGGTGACGGTGACGATTGGATTCGGTACGACCTGATCACCCGAGTCAAGCCATTGGATACCAGCTTCAAGAGCCGAGAGGCTTCCACTGAAAGCGGTGGATCTAAGTCCAGTGGTTGAATTGGTTGATCTGTATTCATTTACGGTTGTCCCACTCCCACCAATTCGCTCAACCTCAACATTGACATCCCATGCTTGAGCATTGAACGCTTTGCTGAAGTCAGTTTCAACATCGCTGCTCTTGTCAAGAACGTATGTCAGTGTGTTGCCGATCGCGCTTGCGTCGCCAGAGATGAAACCAGATCGAGTTGAGTAGACTGCGCGTGTTTTGTCACGTTGCGCCGCTGCTACATCATCAATCTGACAAACAACCTTAGCATCGCCATCATCACCCTTTGGAATGAGTTGAGCTTGGTACTGAGCCCTGATGACAGGATTTATACGATAAGCGAGATTGTTGCCGATTGGAGAATAAACGCCAAAAGCAGCATTTGAACTGGGTCTGACGACAGAACAGAAGTCACCAGCCCATGCTCTGTCAATAGAGCGAGCTGCAAAAACATCGTCGCCACCCTGATTCTCAGCATTCCCCGGATCCAGATTTGCAAGTCTGCCGGCAATTCTGTCCTCAGACGTGATTCTGCCGCCATCCGGCCTGAAGTAGATGACGTACGAGGATCCTAATTCTGTTCCTGGTCCAATGTTATACGCATTCAGAAGATTATTGCCCAGAGCAAAACCATTAGGGTCAAGTTCAGCAATTCCGCCATCGCCAGCAAGGAAAACAGCACGGAGTAGTTGCTGACCATTGCTTGTTTGCAGCTGACTCCACAGTAGATCCATGTTGACGCGGATGCCACCGTAGGTTTCGCCGTCAATCACCTCCTTCAGAGCGAAAACCATCGGCATCGGCTGGCCGATCGCTGCCGGCTGCTGCAGCGAATCGAAGCCCTCCCGAGGGGCGTAGCGGCGCACATCGCTGACCGTCTTGCCCAGGCGCT